AATTTATTGGTAATAATTCACATGATACTACACCAAATTTCTTTAAAGTATTCGTTACAAATTTCTTCTTTACTTCATATTCATATTTCTTTAAGTTCATCTTTACCTCTCTATATTATATATTACATGAACACTTATGAAATTTGCAGAATATCATCGATTGATTTATTATACTCTTGTTGTGTAGTAGTATCAATTTGCAACAATTTCTTTCTAATTAAGACTAATTCATTTAATTTGTTGTTATATCTTTCAATATAATAGTCTTTGTATTTACTATTAAGTTTGGATAATCTTTCAATATTTCTTTCTGTATACCAAATTAAATTATCAATTAATTCACCAAATAATTTCTTTCTTTCTGACTTTCTAATATTGATTAGTTCTTGTAGTTTAGTTTCTAAATCATTTGTTTCTTTGTCATATTTCTTCATTATTTCTAGTGGATCCACATTCAATAAATCTATATATCCATTAGAATTAGTTGGAATATTCAGTTTATTTAATAGTTCATTATTCATTCTATACCTCATTCAATTGTTATACTACAAATATAGTTAATTTAAAGTAATTCGTTATAAAGTCCCATGCAACATTTATCAAATATTCTAGGTTACATGAATGTTGCCCACTTTGATGCCCATTTAATGCTTTAAATCATAGTTAAATTTGGTCTACTTTCATGTAGAAGTCTAATTTAAGATCTCTTCAGGATTAATCTATCCTTCTCTTTGATTCAAGATTCTAATAGTACTTCTACACGAATGATGACCATTTCGTAAACTCAAAGATTAACTATCTATATTATATTCTTATTTAGATACGCCGTGGGGGCATTCGAAACGAACTCTCCCTATATTATTATTTAATTTAGCTTTGGGGCATATATGATTTGGGATCCTTGAATTTAATGCCAATATAATGCCCCCTTATATATTCTTATTAATATGGGCCCCGCCAGGCCCCCATAAATTGACTCTTAGATAGTCAAATTGATGTAATCTGGCAAATCTTCGTGCCACTTGACGAATCTTATGGACATTATGGACACTTTGCCAAATAAAGCCGTCTAAGCCACGGTTGGCGTAGCCCGAGAGGTGTCATAAAGATTTCGATCTTATGGACACCTTATGGACACTTTGACAATCTTATGGACACTATATACAGAAATACTACAAATTTAAATCTGATATGTTCTGGACTATTATTATAAGTAAGACGATAAATTGTATAGGTAAATGCAAGAATAGCCCAGAAAGCGCTTTCTGAACAATTATTTGAATAGGTAAATTATTTGAAATTATATGCATTTGGAAAGTAATAAATATATCAGAAATAGTTAAATTTGTAATAAACAATTATTTAAGAGAGGTAATTTATGGAATATAAGAATTTGTATATACTACATAGAGACAATTTATATTGGACTTGTACTGGTGATGAAAGTGAATATTCTAAGAATTATAGAAAGACAGCACCAGAAAGATATTGCTTAGGAACTGGATGGGAGGAAATTGGTTCGATTCCAACCAATTCTGAAGCGGAAGCAAAGGAACTTCAATTGAAGATAAACACAGTATTTAAACCATTTATTATACTCAAATCAGTAATATTAATTACAATGAATGAAGAGCTATTTCTTTCTTGTGTTAGACAACATATATTGAATGCAGATAGTAATCGTATGATAGAAATTATAAATACAATTACTGGTCACTTCGATTACACTCAGAAATTTGGTCATGTATACTTTGTTGAATGTAAGAATGATAAGTATAAGATTGGTTGTACTACTAACTTTGTAAGAAGATGGCAATCTCTTAAGAATGAAGAACAGAATCAAGCAATTAATATGATTGATGTATTTGAGTCAAATGATATGTTTCTTGATGAAGCAAGACTACAATGTAAATGTTATAAATATAAAGATAACTCCAACAAAGATATTAATTATATTCAAGAAGTTGGAAATTCAGAATTATATAAGAAATGCAATGAAGTAGAAACAATATGGAGAGAATATGACAAGAGAAGAGAAATTTGAATACTTACAATTCTTAGATGAACAAATCAATGAAGAACTAAGAAAGATTGATAGAGACAAAGAAAGATTAAATGCTTTATTGTCAAATTATATTGAAGCAGCATTGGAGATGGAAGATATAGAGGACTAACAATGAACGACATAGACATTCTTCAGAAACAAGTTAAAGATTTAACAGATAGAGTAGAGAAATTAGAAGCACAATTCACTTGGCCTACTAATCTAGACTCCGATTTCAATTACATTAAAGACCATCCATGGGAACAAACACCATATCAGTGGATGGATGAAGTAATGTTTCCAGATACCTCAGTAAGTAAGAGACCACTATGAAGATTGTATTGGGACAAGATAAATTCGAATTTCTAGGTGGAACTACTACATTATTGGTCGACCTTGCTTCTGCTTTATTAAGACAAGGTCATACTGTCTATTATTGGTGCACTGACCATAATAACAATACTTTATCAACAACTGAACAATGGTTCGTAAACAATAATATTGAAATGTATGTTGGACAGAAAGTAGACTTTGCAATTACATGTCAGAGAACTGCTACAATGTTCTTCTTAAATAAATGCAAAGTATTGCAACTATTGAATAGTAAATATACTACATTTGAATATCCAGTTGAAGGTGCAACACATGTAGCAGTGACAGATGAAGTTCGTTATTTCGTTAATGATAAATTTAACTTAGATGTACCTACAATATGGAATGGAATTGACTTAGAAAGATATAAACCTAATGGTGAATTACATGAAATTCCTAGAGTATTATCAATTTGTCAAGGTGATGATACTTTATTAAAGAATACTTGTATTGAATTAGGATATGAATTTAAATCAGTACCTAAAGAAGTAGGTTCTAGAATTTGGAATATTGAAGACTTGATTAAAGATGCCGATATTGTAGTTGGAATTGGTCGTTCTGCAATGGTCGGTATGGCATGTGGTAAATGTGTAATCAGTTGGGATAATCGTAATTTAAATCCTAATACTGGTTGTGGATATATCACTGCAGATAATTTCAAGAAATATATGAGAACAAATTTAACTGGAAGAGGATTTCCAACTATAGACTTAAAGACTGAATTATTGAAATACAATCCTGCTGATGGTAAAGCATTAAGAGAAATTGCTGAATTAGCATTGAATGCCGATTTGAATGTTAATAAATATATAAATGAAATTGCACTGAACTAATATATACTTCATTGTTATCTCCTCACAGACTCCAGAGTTATTCCTTTCTCTGGAGTCTATTTATATAGATATAAAGGAGCTAAATATGCCAAGAAAGAAAGAAGAAACAAAGAAAGAAGAATTGATCGTGACTGATGATGTAAAGATATTACATCAACTTGCAGAACAGTCATTGATACTCGTTACACAATTTGATGCAATCGAGAAGAAACTCGATAAGACTATTGAAATCTTAAATAAGATATTATTATTTAAGGTTGCAGAACATGGAGGTTAACTATGACTTTACAAGAATGGTTAAATGAGAACTTTAAACATATTACTTTATATGACACAATAGTCAAAGCTGGTAATATCTTAAAGGTACCAGAAATTAATACTGACTTAACAGTTGGTCTAATTTCAACAAATAACAAAGAAGAATTTGCTAAATTGGTATTCAATTATGTACCAGTTGGAACTATTATAGAACCAATTGATGATGATTGGTATGAATGTAAATTATTAGCAGTAAGAAATATGTTAACTAAGAGATTGTTAACTGATGGTAAGGCTCGTCATTTCTTAGATATTCTAGAACGTAGAGATAAAGAAAGATGGTCTAAAGAACCTAAGCAACTTAAAGTAGAACAGAAAGAAGATAAATCACTTAACATAACATTTGATATAGTATAATGAATTATTCACTTAGTAAATGGCAGAAACAATTTATCCTTGATGGATTTGATGATGATTTAAGAATTGCAGTCTGTGGTATTTCCTCAGGTAAATCCTATGCTTTGTCTATATGGATTGTATTGCAATGTTTGAAATATCCAGGAACAAGAGGATTGATTATTGCTCAGAATTATAGAGCATTGACACTTGTATTAATTCGTGAAATTAAGAATAGAGCTGCATCATTAGGAATTCATGTTGAACACAATAAAGCCAACAATGAAATCGTATTTCCTAATGGTTCTATTCTATATGGTTTCTCAGCAGAATCACCTGATGCAATCTTGGGTATGACTGAAATGAATGTACTTGTAATGGATGAAGGTGCATATTGTAATGAAGAAATTTATAACAATGCAAAGGACCGTCTTCGTGGTTCTAAATATCCAGCAAAGACACGTATCATTTCATCACCATCTAATACAAGAGTACAGAACTGGTTCTCTGCACTTTGTAAGAAATATCCTGATAAGGTAGTACATGCTACTGCATTAGATAACCCATTTACTACAGATGAATTTAAACAAGAACTTAAAGAACGTTATGGTGAAGGTTCTACTCTATATAGACAACAAGTATTAGGTGAAATCTTTGATGCTGACGTATCTTCACAGATAATCTTTAGACATGAATTTCCTTTAACTAAACAAGGTAGTGATACAACATATTATTTAGGATATGATGCTGCAGGTTTAGGTGCTGATAAAGATGAAATTGTAGTCATTGATAAATTTGGTATGGTAGACTATAAAGAAGTCTTAGAAGGAACTACTCTATATAAAGTAGATGTTATAAACGAATTAAAGAATCAATATCAATTTAAAGCTGGATGTGCTGATGGAACTGGTGGATATTCTACTGGTGTGACTGATGTATTAAAGTCTAAAGATATTGATATTGAACCTATTAACTTTGCTCAGAAAGCATTTGACCCTGATAAATATCCTAATGCACGTACTGAAATGTATATAGAATTGGCACAAGCAATTCGTAGTGGTTTCTGGGTAAATGATATTGTTAAAGAAGAAATGATTGCTCAATCAGTCACTATAAATGGTAAAGGTCAACAACAATTATTACCAAAGGAAGATGTTAAAGAAATCTTAGGTCATTCTCCTGACTTGTGTGATGCAGTTGCTTTGGCTTTATATGCAAAGAATCATTCAATAGTAAATACCAATAAAGAATATGATAATGTAGTACAACAATATTTGCATAAGGTAGGTTATTATGGATAAGTTAAAGCCAATAGATTGTTCTCATTGTAAAGCATATTGTTGCAGAGTAATTGGTAAGATATTACCAGAATTAGATAGAGGTGACTGTGCTTGTGTATATCTTACTGAAGATAATAAATGTGAAATATACAATGATCGTCCTTTAATTTGTAATACAGTAAAGTTGTATAATAAATACTTTAAAGACAAATATACCATTGAAGAATGGAACGAAATGAACAATAAAGGATGTGAGGTATTACGTGAAAGAGAACAATCAGAAAGCAAAGAATAAATTTAGAGCTACTAAGAAATGGAAAGACTTTAGAGATAAGAAGCGTAAAGAACAGAAAGTAGATCCAATTACTGGTGCAAAGCTGACTAGAATGGCTAATTTGCACCATTGTGATTTAGATGAAAGTCATTATGAAGATATATCAAATGAAGATAATTTCGTATTCTTAAATCAAATGTCACATAAAGTAGTACATTTCTTCTTTCTTAAATCTAAGCCTTCTGAATGGAGAAATCGTATAAAGAATATAATTCCAATTCTAGAGAAGATGGAAGAATTGAATACACATGACTAATTATTGTGTATAAAGGAGATTTAAATGCAATCAGTACGTGAAATTATTAAAGAATCTTGTGCGCGCATAAATTTGGTACCAAGAAGACAAGCAGTTCCAGGTGATATACTTGAGAACGCATATAAGCTATTGAAAGGTGTCGTAAATAAGTATAATTTCGATAACCTATTGAACTGGACTCAGAATTCTATTATCGTCCCTAATAGTAATTTAATTCATTTCTATGATGAAACTGACTTTGTTAAAGGTGAATATAATTTATACTTTGACAATGCAGATGAATTAAATGCTTATGAGTTAACTGAAGAAGATTATAAGAATGATGTATGGGCTATATTAGCAGATCATCCTTCAGTTCTATATAAAGTAATGGGTGTTGGAACACCTGAAGGAACAGTATATACTTGGTATGGAGCACCAATACACGAACCTTATCCACAGCGTTATCAAGAAATGAAACGTTATGAAGCAATGCAACATGTTCAGGTTAGAGATGTAGTAAAGATTAACTCAATTTATGCAATTTCTAATACAAATGAACCATATAAGGAATATTTCAAATTAGATTATATTAATCATACTGACTTTGATAAGTATTCTAATACATCAAGAGTATATACCTATACACAGAAATCTGAAGGTGAATGGGTAATTGAAATTAAACCTTTATTTGCACAACAGCATTATAGACTAAAGATTAATTATAATGAAGCAATTAAATTTGATTTAGATAGTGATTTGTATATTCCTGATAACTATGTAGAATTGTTAATTGTAGCACTTGCTCATAAATTGGCAATTATGTACCCACGTCTAGATGAAGCACAAATGAATAGACTACAACAGGAAGTACAAGTATTGATTGATAATGTAAGAACTCCTAAAGCACAAGATAGAATGATTCTACGTAATGACTATTGGGACTTATATGGAAAGATGTCTCAGAATGATTTATTAAGTGGACGTTGGATTTAAGAGGTATTCATGTCATCTCAAACTAAACTTATTCAGAATATTGCAGGTACTATATCTAAGTCTAATCTTGTTAAGGTTGGACTTGGAGAATCTGTTAATATGTTTGTAGAACATCAAGATACTGCAGATGAGAAATCTACTGCAATCTTAATGAGAACAGTTCAAGGACAGGTTAAAGCTGCAGATATTCATGGTAAATGTAGAGGTATGTATCGCGTATCAAGAGGTTATGATAATAAACCTGTCTTATATGCAGTCTTCGATAATACATTATATCTTATAAATGAAGACCATACCTATAATGTAATTGCTAGTATTCAGTCTAATGGTACAGAATGTCACATGACTGAAACTGGTGGTTATGGTTCTGCTCATCCACATTTGATTATTGTGGATGGTACTTCTGTATATGCAGTAAATACTGGTCTATCAATTGGTGACCAACAGATGGACTTCAGAAGTATTAAATTGCCATGTAGAGTTAATAGTAATTATTCAATTAAGCCAACTCATTGTGCTTATCTATATGGTTATTTAATCGTAAATGATGCTGGAACCGATGCATTCTATACATCATATCAATATCCATTTGAAATTGAAGATAGTGAATCAGAAGCATTCTATATCAATAGAAGTAATTTCGTAACATGGTGGATGACTCTATCAGATGATGTTAAATTACAGTATAAGAATGGTGAAATTCAAGACCAGTATTATACACAATGGAAAGAATTTATTGATGGTACTGCAGATGATACTCCTGAGAAATATGATATATTCAGAGTAGATACAGTAGAATTTGCTAAATATGGTTTCATTACCTACTCAGAATGGTGTCCAGATAATACTATTGCTCTATGTAGTAATGGTTCTAAATTATATACATTTGGTGAACGTTCTTGGCAGGTATTCTCATATAATGATGATAAGAATAATCCATTCTCATCTCCAGATAATGCTGCAGGTAATATTGGTATTAAAGCACCAAACTCATTGGCAATGCTAGGTAATACTGTATTATGGTTAGGTTCATCTGATATTGGTGATAATGGTGTCTTTATGATACAAGATACCAATATTCAACGTATTTCTACACAAGATATTGAACGTGAAATTGTACAAATTAAGAACCCAGAGAATGCCTATTCATCTATTTGGCAGGAACATCAACACACATTCTATTCATTGACATTTGAAGATAGTAAGAAGACATTTGTATATGATGTGACTGAACAGGCATGGCATTATAGAGCATCTTATGATGATAATAACCATTTAACATTCTGGCGTTATAATCACGTAACATTTGCTTATGGTAGACAGTATGTTGGTACCAAGAATGCATTATGTTATATGGATGAGAATAAGTATACAGAACATGATAATAGAGTCATTTATAAGATGAGACGTGGTGGTGTCTTAACATCAAATGACCAGCCATTCTATATTGATAGTGCACAATTGATAATCAACAATGGTCAACATTCATTTAATGACCAATATGACAATCTAGAATTAAATCCAAGAGTATCAATACGTTATTCATGGGATGGAGCAACATTCTCAGACTATGAAGACTATTATATGGGTAAGATTGGTAGATATGATTATGAAACTACAATATGGCATTTGGGTATGGGTTCATATTTCACATTAGAAATTTCATCTACAGAACCAGTACCATTGAGTATTGAGAACTTAAAGGTATCATATAGTCCAACATCTATATTCTAAGAGGTATTATGAATAACATAGACGTTAAGATTGTAAGATATGATGAAAGTAATCAGAATATAGAAGCATTGAAAGGTCAGTATGGTCAATTAGGAGATAGTAAAGCAGTATTTACTATCTTAAAGAATTTGTTAATAATTAATCTATTGCCTGGTGCTAAATATGATGGAGTTAAATTACCTTCTGTATATGATGGATTTATTCAATTATCTAATGGTACTAGAATACAAATAAAGGATAGTATATTAACTTGTAATTTATCAAATAATGTCAATGGTTATGGTATTCTTGTGTTGAAGAAGTGGAACTAGTCTACCTCTAATTATTGACTATATACATGTATAAGGAGATTTAAATATGGCACCAGTGATCGCAGCTGCTTTAATTGGTGGAGCAGCAACAATAGGTTCAGGACTATTAAGTTCTTATTCACAGAATAAAGCTGCTGAAGCAGAACGTGATGCACGTGAGAAAGCAGCTAATAAATTAAGAGAACAAGGCCAAATTACAGACGCTGAATATCGTAGTCTAATTGGCCAGATTAATGCATATTATAATAACAGAGGTTCATTAGGTACAGCTTCTGATGCTAATGCATATAAAGCAGCAATTGCAGGTTATAATCCAGAAGATTATGCTTATAACTTTGGTGACTTTAATTATGACAAGACTAAAGAAGATTTCTTAAATCCATATTATGGACGTATTATTGGTGATACTGCAAATACAATTCAACATACTGCAGCAGGTGCTGGTCTAGGACGTGGTACTGGTGCAGCATTGAATATTGCTAAAGGAACTGCAGAGAAGTCTGATGAATTATATAGAACTGCAATGCAGGACTATGCACAGGATCGTAACTTTGCATATCAGCAGTATAATGATGCAATTCAGAATAATCAGAATAAGTTAAATGCAATTAGAACTGCAACTGAATATAAATTAGGTCTACAAGGTAATCTAGCACAAGACTACTATAATACACAAGATAGTCGTATGTCAGATCTTATGCAGGCACAGCAAGATAGATTAAACGCTCAACAGAATTATTCTGCAGCAATTGCAGGTCTATACTAATAGGAGATTATCAATGGGAATTTATCAAAGAGACAATATAAATTATCAGTCAATGATTGATAATATGATTCGTAATCATAACGAAGGTGCTAGAATTCGTAGTGATAATATCCGTAACCAAGGTGATATTTGGGCTAATGTAATTAATAACTTAGGTCAGATTGGTTCTCAAACTGCACAGTATTATCAGACAAGAGATGACCAATTGGCTGATGCTAAAGCTGCTTATGAACAGAAAGTAGCTGATAGAATTGCTCAGCAACAGTTTCAGAAAGAAATGCAAGGTGCACAATTTAAACATGCAGAAGCATTACAGAAAGCTCAGCAATTAGAACAGAAAGGTTATAAAGAAGACGAATGGCAGAGAAATTATGAACTTGCTAGTGCAGAATATGATGCTGCAATGGCTGATTGGGTAATGGATAAGAATGACCCAGTTAAGAAAGCACGTTTATCTAAAGCTGCAACCAATATGAATTATTGGGGTGGCAAACGTGGTTATGAACAAACAAATCCATTTGTAATACAATCAGAAGTACCAGCAAATACTCCTGTATCAACTGGTGATGTTACTCAGACACAGCAAGGTCAAATTACAGGCGCTGCTATTGATGATCCAGAATGGACTGACGCAGTAAAGGCAAACGCTGAAGCAGAAGCTAGTAAGATTACAGATCCTGGTAAGAGAGCAGAAGCTGAAACTGCTATAAAGAAACGTGGTAAGACTAAAGAAACTCTTGCTAAAGAGAAAGCTGCACGTAAAGCTCAATGGGATGCAGGTCATAAACTTAAAGGCTTTGCATATCGTCAATGGAAAGAACAGCATGCTGACTTAATTAAAGAATTCGGAGAATAATAATGGGTGCATTTAAAGACAAGATCTTAGATGAGTTATATAAGAATAACTACGCTGAGTTATATGATATAATCGACCAGATAGAATCTGATGTCGATGTTGCAAACTATATCTCATCTGGTAAAGGATATTATCCTAAGATGATGAGTACTAAAGATCTTGAAGGAATGCCTGAATTCCGTAAAGCTTTATACTCTGATTTAAAGACTGGAGAAGTTGATTTAAATAAAGAATTTGGTAAAGATTGGTATAAGAATTATGAACAAATACCATCTGACCAAATTAAATTCGTTGCTGATAAACAGGGTGTAGATTATGGTAAACTTGTTAAAGAAATGGGTGAACAAGCTACTAAGAAGAGACGTCATGACATTGCTCATGATGGTACTATTTCTGGTTACATTACCGAATTCGTTGCTCCTCGTGCAGTTGAAGCTGTAGAAAGAGGTGAATCTCCATCTAAGAAAGATGTTGCATTAGACGTAGGTCAGAATGCTTTATATGCTATGCCATGGATGAGAGTATTAGGAACTGGTGGAAGTGTTGGTTTAAATGTAGCTAAAGGCGTTGCTGCAAATGCTGCTACTCCTACTATCATGGAAACTGCTGATGCAATTGCTTATGATGATGACAATCCAAGAGGTAATTGGAGTGGTACTGATGTTGCTACTGCATCAATGGTTAATGCTACTACACCATGGTTAATTCGTGGTGGTATTATGGGTGCAGGTAAGTTAGCTACTGGTAAAGGTAAACAAGTTGTAGATAAATGGATGCATTTAGGTGACCCTTCTACTATTACAAGAGAAGATATTATAAGACAAATGAATTCACCAATGCAACCACAGTCATGGGCTCAACGTAATAATACTATCTTAACTAAAGGTGGTAAGTTAACTGCTGCACAAGAGAAACAGGCATTATCATTTGATAAAGCATATAAAGAGAAATATGATAGAGTCTTAAAGAAGATGCGTAATGGTGAGAAGTTAACTGCTGAAGAACAAGTATTTAGAGCATCTGACCCAGATTTGAGTAAATATTCTCATGCTGATGAATATCCATTAAGAGAAAGAATTACTAAAGAAGAAGCTTTAAAGAACTATATGACAAATAAAGTTGGTGATTATTGGTATGACCAACAGTCACCATGGACAAGAGTTCCAGTTGTAGGTACTAAGATAGAATCACGTCTTAAAGAACAACGTAAAGAAGAAGAAGAAAGAGCTCTTGAACAAGCAATTCTTGATGAATTAAGAAAGAAATACGGAGATCCTAGAGGTTTATAATGAGAAATTTCGATAATTGGTCACGTTATTTAGATAATGACAATAAACCATTACATGGATGTGTTCAATTCATGGTTAAAGATGGTAATACTGTTGCACCTATCTATGACTGTGATGGTACTGAACTTGACAATCCTATTATTACCGATATTTATGGTAGAACTCAACATCAGGTCTTTATAGATTCTGATGTTCGTGCTTATTTCTATAAGTATATAGGTCAAGGAACATGGACTACACAATTAGATATTGATACATCAGACGTCTCTAAATGGAGTCTTCAATATACTTCTGAAGATATGGATGATAGTAAATCAACTTCTATTTCTGATACTGCAATTGCAATTCCTACTATTCAAGCATTACGTGATGTAGACCCAGCAAATATACCAGATATTCAGATAGATGAACAGAATACTAAGAAAGTAATTACTTTGTTAGGTTATAATGAAATTGGTGATAAAGAACCAGTTAACTATATCTTTGAAGCACCATCATATTATCCTGATGATGGAGGTTCTGTAATTCAGTCCAATGTAGAAACATCAGGTCAATGGATAATGGTTCAACCTACTGAACACTGTGATTCAAGACACTTTGGTGCATTCCCACAGAATTCATTTAATACAAATGACCAAACATATCAGATTACTAAACTATTTGAATATTGTCAAGTACACAATATTCGTCCATATTTCAATGGTTCAGATGATTATAGATGGTTTAGATATAGTAATTTAAATGTAATTGCTAAAGATATTGATGTAACAAATGGAACTAAATTCTATGATGTTGGTTCTAATAATACCATACAAGGTAATTGGCATGGTGATCCATTCTTCTATAATGCTAATACTAATGTTGCAGCAGATAATGTTAAAGCATCATGGCATGCTAAATCATATACCAATGCAAAGAATGTTATAATTGATGAAATTACTGAACAGAAGAACTGGCAAGATGCACACGTTACAGTTCAAGTATCTCCATTATTTGGTTATAACTTTACACATTGTACATTTGAAGATAATGGTAATATCGGTTCTGATAATACAAATAACATCAATAATACATTTACTAATTGTAAGTTAAATGAAAGAATGTTCATTACTTCAGGTGATTATACAGTATCACTTGCAGGTCAATGTTCTAATTGTCAAATTGATCCAGACGATTTCAGATATAACATGTGGTTATATAAACAAATTCGTCAAACTATGGATCCTAACCCATTCTTTGATTATAGAGACTTCAATAATGTAGGAAATCCTTATGAGAATTATGCTGCAAATGCAGTCACATCAAATACTATTCAAGTCAATAACTTAAAGAATGCTTTAGCAGTTAAACATAGAATTTATAAATTACCAAATCAAGAAGCAATTATTCTTGAGAATACTACAGGATGGTATGAAATTCCTGCTGATATGATTGTAATTATTAAGGACTCTAACGTCAAATTAGATGTTAAAGGTTCTGCAACTATGTCAGTAACAAATTCTACAGTAGATTTAAATGAAATGCCAGCTCAAGCATCATCTGGTACAAATCAGATTACTGCATCATTTAGAGACTCTACTATTACTGGTCAAACTGGTGTATATGAATCATTTACTTCATATAACTGTATTGTATCAGCTCCAGTAATTGCAAGAAATTCTGTAGTTAAAGACTCACAAATCAATCAGGACTTAACATTAATTCCTCATGATGGTGTCACAAGACAAGTATCTTATTATACATCTATTGGTGTAGTAGATCCTACATTGCAAACTAAAGATGTATCTAAGTTTATTAGTTCATTTATCGATAATAATATCTTTAATGCACGTCTTGTAATCGATGCTCAATGGGGTATTTGTCCAACACATAGTACATATCCAGTTAACTTAGAACAATGTCTATGTGAGAATTTGGTAATTACTAATAATATATCAAACGTTCAAGATGCATGGTATATCTGGCCATTGACTGGTGCATGGGCTCATGATAACTTACATCATTATGTCTTTAAGAATAACGTTGGTGGATTTGAATGTTCAACAACTATACAAACAACAGTTAAAGTTGGTAATACTGAACAAGCAAATGGTATACTATTAGAACAATCAAATAATATCTTAGGTGCATATTATACTGCTATTAAGATGACTGATCCTATTACTCCACTATTGGAAGACTATATTGATGATTGTACAAAGTATTTCACAACAATGAAATTATTTACAATTGGTAATAGAGATGTATCAGTTGATTTAGAAATTACTTTAACACCAGATGGTAGTAAAGATAGTTATAACATTAATGCAATGGGATGTTCTAAAGGTATTGTACATCTAACTGACCAAGCAGAAGTATTCCCATATTATTCTACAAGATATAGTGATGCTGGTACTTTCAAAGTCAGTGGTCTACGTAATGTTAAGACTATTCCATGGATTGCAAACTGGCCAGTTATTTCACCTGTAGGAGAATACGAATGGGATCCAACATGGCAGATTAGAAACTTTGTAATTGGTATTGCAAACTTTGAGAATAATACTACATGTAATATCACATTTAAACAAATTCAATAAAGACTAATTATTGACTATATAATAAGAGGTTCTAATGGAAGAAGAATTAGATGTTACAAGTATTCTAGACCAGTGTAATAAATTTCTACATAAGTCAGACGATAGATACAATATTCCTATCAATCGTGCTTTAAATGACTTACGTAGATATTCTGGTGACTTCTGGAATGACGAATATAACAAGAAATATAAACGTAATAAGAGAGTTAATCTTGCTCTTAACAACTGGAATCCTATGGTCAATGCTATTAGTTCACCTATTAGTAATTCTCCATGGCACGTTGAATTAACTGAAGACAATATGTCTTATCTACAAGAAGCAATTGACCAAGTTGAAAGTGATACTGATAGTAAATCTGCAATCATCGATGCATTCCGTAAAGCTGTATTAACTGGTTATGGATATGTAGTCGCTACTACTATTGCAGATGAATTCACTGGTGAACCTAAGATTACAATTGAAACTGCTTCTCATATTGATGCAATTGCTTTAGACCCTACATGTAATACTGTAGATGGTTCTGATGCTGAAGAAGGTGCAGTCATTAACTATATCTCTGTAAAGAAAGCAAAGAGAATGTATGGTGATGATGTAGTTCCTTTCTCTTATCCAAAGACACAATGTCAAATTGCATTCCCATTTAAACAATGGCAAATTCCTATTGATTGTGTAGCAGTTATCTCTTACTATGTAAAGAATGATAATGGTCTAGTCGACTTCTATAAGATTGTAGGTAATAAGATTGTACAACATGCACAATTACCAATTCGTTATATTCCAATTATCAGATTTGCTGGTAATGAAATCTTAGAGAACGATAATCTAAATTATAATGGTATTATTCAGCAAACTCTACCTCTAGAATTAGGTGCTAATATTGCCTATTCTACTATGATTGAAAGATGTGGACGTTCTGCTAAAGCCAATTATATGATTAACGTTGATGCAGTTCTACCAGATAGTCTTGCTGCATGTAATCAGGATGATACTGTTGCAGTACTATGGAAGGGTGAACATCAACCAGTACCATTGACTGAATCATTTGAAACTGGTGATTTACAGAATACAATTTCTACTTGTCGTATGTTAATGGAAGATACATTAGGTATTCCATTGACTGGTATTGCAGATCAGAAAGAAAGAACTGCTACTGAAATTCTACGTCAAGAAATTTCTAAAGAGTCCAATACTGCATCATATTATAATAATGCCTATAAAGCAATTCGTACATTAGGTAAGATTATAATTGAACTATTAAATAATGGACAAGATTTACGTTTCACTCTAGAGAATGGTCCTCAAATCATTACTAGACAAATGAAACAAAGACAAGAATTAAATGCTTTGGCTACAATCATGCCAGATGAAATGAAACCAATTATTGCAAAGTATTTCGCAGATACATTGAAGAATGACCTTGGTGAAGACCTATCTCGTAATATTGTTGCTAATCTACCAGTTGGTGTTAAATTCATTTCTGAAATGCAAGATCCTGCTGCTGTTCATCAGTTGAACCAGATGCAAGCTGCAATGGAAGATACTATGTTTGAATTGCAGAAGAAACAAGCTGAAGTTGAAGAATTACGTCAACAGTTAAATGCAACTCAGTTGAGTATGTTAAATAACAGAGAACAACGTGAACTTGATTTCCAGAAGTTCCAGATTAGTGAACAAGATAAGATGCTTCTTGAAACTGCTAAACTAGAACAACAGGGAGTTAAGATTGATTCTGATAATGTTATGAAACAACAAGAAATCAATATCAAAGCTGCTGAAACTGAAATTAAACAGGCACAAGCAGCTTCTGATGCTGAAGTTCGTGAACAAGAAGCATACGTTAAAGGAGTTGAAGATACTATCAATAAAGTAGTAGGAGGCTAATAAATGATATTTAACGTATTAACCGCACCAGGTTTAGGAAATAATGCTCTTAAATCTGGTGACAGACTTGCTACTGAAAGACAAACACAAGCTGAACATGATGCTCTTCTAGATCCTACCAATTTACCAGAGTATCAAGATATAATGCTATTGCCTGATGGTCCTCAGAAGTCTTTAGCATTATCAGCTTTGCAGTCTAAAGCACAATTAAGAGAAAGAGAATTTCCTAAGTATTGGGATGACCAATATCCTCGTAAACCTATTTCTCAATCTGACTCATTTATTGGAGATATGAACTACGATCCATACTCTAATTATTTAAATATCAATATTGGTAATAAATCATATTCATATTCTGGTATGAAACCTTCTCAAGTATCAGATATGTTAAATGCACCTTCTATTGGTAAATACTATAATGATTATCTTAAAGGATAGTCATTCCTAGCACTTGTAGTGTAATGGTTAACATCCAACCTTGCCATGGTTGTGTTTCGAGTTCGAGTCTCGATAAGTGCTCTAATTATTATATGTAAATGAATAACAGTGGTTCAATTACATTCATTAATACACTGGTTAGAGGAATTACTCACCTATGTCAATGAGTACACAAGAAGCATTCGATTACCTAAACAAATTGAAAGGTAACGATAATACAGCAGCTGAAGTTGAAACCCCATCAGTTGAAACTTCTAAAGCAGAAGAAGTTAACGTCGATTCTCCTGTAAGTTCTGCTTCAAATGACGGCGATCAGAAAGTAGAAGAAGTTAAAGGAAGTGATGAGCCTAAGACAGATGATACTAATGATAAGAAAGAAGAAGTCAAATCTGAAACTCCAGTTGAAGATACAGTAAACAAAGAAGTTAAAGAAGAGACTGATAAGAAAGAACACTCTCAGCAAGAGAAACGTGAGCTTTCTCATGAAGAGAAACGTGATTATGCCTTTATTAAGACAAAGAATAAGAATAAAGAGCTAAAGAAACAAGTTGCTGAAAGAGACAAACGTATCAAAGAATTAGAAGATACTCTAAAGAAATACGAACCATTAACCTCAAACGATTTCAAGAATGCAGATGGTTCAGTAAACATTGATGGTTATACGAATTGGAAGCTTAAGGAAAGAGATATACAACATGAAATTAAAGACCTTCAAGCTCAGAATTCTCAAGACCAACTTGCTTATGACTTAGAACAAGATCGTATTCTAACTGAAAGATGTTTCCAAGGTAAAGACTTAGAAGATTATAATAAGTTAATTCAGTCTAATGGTCAAGTATTTGCACAAGTATGTCATGAACATGAATTAGAATCCTTACCTGAGAAAGATAAGAATGCCAATCCAATGTTCACTACATTAGATACATTTGCTGAATATCCTATTGTATTACGTGAATTGATGACAAATCC